CTTGGGGATATGGTCGCGTGGTATGTCTAAATCGTTCTCTACCGCAGTTTTTGCGCTTCTAGATGGAATTCTTTATCAGGGAGTGCATACTGGTATTATTTCAAAGTCTTTCCGTCAGGCAAAAATGATCTTCAAGAAAATGGAAGACATATCAAGAGATCCTAAAGCTGGATTTTTATCTCAATGTATAACTAGAGTTTCTAAACAGAATGATGAATGGGTAATGGAAATAGGAGATAGTAAGATCACTGCGCTACCACTTGGCGATGGTGAAAAACTGCGCGGTTTCCGCTTTCATAGAATGATTATTGACGAGCTTCTTTTGATGCCAGAAAAAATCCTCAATGAAGTTATCATGCCGTTCCTTTCTGTGGTTGAGAATCCAACAGAGAGAAAAAAGATTGCAGATGTTGAAAATCTAATGATTAAAGAGGGTAAATTAAAGCCAGAAGATAAAACAGTTTGGCCAAACAACAAAATTATTGGCCTTTCATCTGCCTCTTACAAATTTGAATATCTTTACAAGCTTTACTGTGATTATGAAAACTTGATTTTAAACGAAAAAAGTCAAGACGGCGCTCATAGGGTGATAACGCACTTTAGTTATGACTGTGCGCCTAAAGAACTTTATGATGAAAACTTGATTAATCAATCAAAGAGTATCATGAGTCAATCTCAGTTTGATCGAGAGTTTGGTGCTGTTTTTACAGACGATAGCTCTGGTTACTTCAAAGTTAGCAAAATGGCGGCTTGCACAGTTGCTGATGGAGAAGGTCAGTCAGTTCAGATTGTAGGCGATCCTAACGCAAAATACATACTAGCAATCGACCCCTCTTGGTCAGAGAGTGAATCTTCTGACGATTTCGCTATGATTGTTTTAAAATTAGACAACGATAACAAGAAAGCTATTGTTGTTCATGGATATGCAATGTCAGGCACAAATCTAAAAAGCCACATACACTACGCAGCTTATGTTTTAACTAATTTTAATATTGTTGCTGTTGTGGGTGACTATAACGGCGGTGTTCAATTTATTAACTCTTGTAATGAAAGTAGTATTTTCAAAGAAGCGAAGATAAAATTGGGAGTTATAGATGCAGATGTTGATAATCATCAAGAATATCAAAAAGGCATCAAGAGCCTTAAGAAGCAATACAACAAAGAAACAAGAAACTATGTAATTCTTCGCAAGCCAAGTTCTCAATGGATTCGATACGCAAACGAAAGACTTCAAGCATCGTTTGATCATAAAAGAATTATATTTGCTGGTGCGGCAATGGATGAAGATTATTATCAACAAAAGAAAGCAAATATTCCAGTAGATAAGCTTAAGTTTATCAATAACTACGAAGAAAAAGATAATAAAGCAAAAGTAATTGATTTACTTGAACATCAAAGAGATATAATGTCAACCATTAAAGTTCAATGTGCGCTTATTCAAGTTTCAACTTCAGCCCAAGGAACACAAAGCTTCGATTTGCCAGCTAATCTAAAGAAACAAAGAGGCGCATCAAAAGCAAGAAAAGACTTGTATTCTACGCTCGTTCTTGGCAATTGGATGGTTCCTGTGTATTATGATATAATCAATTACAAGGACGATAGACCTGAATCGACATTTACGCCAATGTTCATAACATAACTTTTAAAAGTTAAAAGTATACTTTTTGACTTTTGTGTGTATAATATAAAAGAATGGCAAAAAGAAGATATACCAAAAGAAAAAAGGAATATTGGGGGCAATTTGATAAAGAGCAAAGTCCCACAACAAATTTCAACAATTTACAATCTGGTTATCAACCAGACCTTTTAGGCGAACCATTTTATGTTTCTTCTGCATCATATAACGATACCTCGTTGGCTTATACCAGAAAAGAAACGCCAACAACTAAAAAGAGGATCAACAGGTCTGCAATCACTCAGCAGCACGATAGATTTTCAAGCATTCGAATTGGAATGCTACCATATGATTATGCAGCAGACGGAGTAAATGTTCGCGATGCTATTGAACTTTGTCAAAAGGCTTATGCAAATATTGCGATTTTTAGAAACGCAATTGATATCATGTCTGAATTTGCAAATACAGAAGTTTTTCTTGAGGGTGGAACTGTAAAAAGCAGAGAGTTTTTTCAAAAATGGTTTGAAAGAATCAATCTTCAAAATCTAAAAGATCAATACTTTAGAGAATATTACAGAAGCGGTAACATATTCGTATACAGAGTTGATGGTAAATTTGACACAAATGACTTTACGCAGCTTGTCAAGTTGATTGAACCAAAATCTGGAGAATCAAAAAATGACATTCCTCTTCGATATATTATATTAAATCCATTTGATATTGTAGCAAAAAGAAGTTCTTCTTTTAATGTCGGTGCTTATGAGAAAATCCTTTCAGAATATGAACTTTCTAGATTGCAAGTTCCATCAACAGAAGAAGACGAGAGAATCTTGAAAGGTTTGCCAAAAGACGTTCAAGATCAAATTAAAAAGGGAGCTTTCTACACTGATGGTTTAAAAATTGAACTTGACCCTAAAAAACTTTCTTATTCTTTCTATAAGAAACAAGATTATGAGCCATTTGCGATTCCATTTGGTTATCCTGTTCTAGAGGATATCAATGCAAAGCTTGAGCTTAAAAAAATGGATCAACAAATCACAAGAACTGTTGAGAATGTGATCCTGCTCATAACAATGGGCGCTGAACCAGAAAAGGGTGGAGTTAATGACAGAAATCTTGAGGCGATGCAAAATCTTTTCAGAAATGAAAGTGTTGGTCGTGTCTTGGTTTCAGATTATACAACCAAAGCCGATTTCGTAATTCCAGACCTGAATAAAGTTTTGGGTTCTGAAAAATATAAAGTTTTAAATGAAGACATTAAACAAGGTCTTCAAAACATTGTTGTTGGAGAAGAAAAATATAGCTCCACTCAAGTAAAGGCACAAATTTTTGTTGATAGATTAAAAGAGGCTAGAAACGCATTCGTTAGCGATTTCTTGCAAAAAGAAATCAAAAGGATTTCCAAAAATCTTGGTTTCAGATCGTATCCAAAAGCAGTGTTCAAGGATATAGACATGAGAGATGAAAGTCAACTCATGAGAGTTGCTACAAGACTCATGGAGCTTGGTATTATCACTCCAGAACAAGGAATGAAAATGTTCCACACTGGTAAATTCCCAAATCCAGAAGATATCTCACCTGCTCAAGACAGGTTTATTGAAGAAAGAGAAATGGGATACTATAACCCAATTGTTGGTGGTGTTCCAGTTATTGAATCAGACGATTCTGATAATCAGAAAATCAATCAAACCAATCAACAGGCTGGTCGTCCAGAAGGAACTACTGAAGTTCCTCTTGAGGCATCTAAATCTCATTTTTCAAAAAAATCTATCGAATCAACGATAGGTAACTTGGAAGCATTGAGAGGTGCAATCAAAGAGCAAATGAAAGAGAAGCTGAATATGAAAAGATTCGGCAAAAAACAAAACCAAATGCTCGACAGCTTGTGTGAAGCAGTAGCGTGTTCCACTGATGTAAAAAATTGGACACAAATTGCGCTTTCTTGTGTAAATAATCTCAGTCAAATAGAAAAACTTGACGTTATTCCTGAGATTTTAGAAATTGCTGCAAAGCATGAATTAGATAACTACGAAGCGTCAATCTTATATCACAGCAAAAATCATGAAAATTAATCCAGAAGAAATTGAAGCACCTCTTGAAAAGAGAGTTGAATACAAAAATGGGCAAATCGAAATCTCTCTCGCTAAAATGGGAGAAGAAAAAGCAAAAACATACAAAGAGTTTATGGCTACATGTATGAACGAAGAAGATGCCTATGTAAATACTAAAGACATGGACATGGCAAACGCCAAACAAGCATGTGCAATGTATTGGGAAAAATCAAAAGACGAAATTACTGCTGCTGGTCAAAAAACCAAGCTTCTCTCAAAAGACGACCTTGTTGAAGAGGACGAAAAAAAAGAAGAAGAAGACGAAAAGGGCGATAAGTAATTTTCAAACAAATG